ATCGACTATATCACCCACATTAAGTTTATACATTTCTGAAGTTCCTAAAAACTGTATTGTTGTTTGATTCCTACTTCTAACTAGAATTGCTTTACCCATGTTATAAGCAATATATGGATCAGAAATTAATGGAAATTCTGCTTTAACCTCTAAAACCTCACCACCATCATCTGATGTAAAATCATTTGCATCAGTTGTAGCAGAATGAAATATAATTGCTGTATCTAATTCATATTTTTTATTAGCATTAAAAAATTCAATAATGACTTTGTTTGCTCTTTGATCTTTATTACCATAATCAACAGTTATACCAGCATCAGCAATTATATGATTATCTGTAATACTAAATGTAGAAGAACCAGTATCTTCTATTTGTAATTCATATTTACCATCAACATACAAAAATATACCTCGCATATTTGCAAGTAATTCTTTTGCATTTTCCATAACAGTCTTATTGCAGTCTAAATAACCATTACAATGAAATCTTTTTACTTTTAAAAGATAAGTGCCTGTATTAGATGAATAATCAGCACCTAATGTATCATCAACATAAACTCTATAATCTTCACTAGCATCAAAAAATTCATCCCTTTGCACATCTTTAATATTTTTAGCATTTAAAATAGTAGTTCCACCTGAATTAACTAATGTAATTTGTTCACCAATCTTATTTTGAAACCAATCTGTATTAGCGTTAGTTCCCAAAACACTAATAAAATCATTACCATTATCACCACTCCATGTTAGAGCTTGTGCTGAACCATTATGAAAAGGTGGATCAACTAGTGTATCAGCAGTATTAGCAGCACTTTCAAATGTAGATGTATTTATTTTTGCAATAGGTAAACCCTTACCATATTCAGTATTTGTTATGTAATCTAAAAAACATAAAGCAGGATTATCAGACCATTCATAAGTTGATACAGTTCCAAATGTTTGTCCTGCATCTCTTGGATCAAAAACTTTTTTACCTTTTACTTGTACTGTTAATTGTGGAACACCTGACCAAATACCTTCTTTGTCATAACCATAATGTGCTGCTATATAACAAACACCATTCAGTTTATGTGCTGAAGTCCAGTTAGACATAGATGCAACTAACATAGGATCAGCAGTTTGTGTAGCAGCACCATGATGTAAATTAAAAACATATCTATATTTAGATGTTGGTGAAGTGCCAAATCCACCAGCACCAGCGTTTATACCTGTTCCATTTTGACTAACAGTATTTAGTGAACCTGATCCTGAATTGATTTTATCTGAACCTATATAACCACCATCTCTAAATCTTGCTGAATCAGTAAGAGGATTGCCATCAAGTTCTATTGTCTTGCCAAGTATTTCTTCACATTCTCCAACTGCTAAAGCATAGACTACATATAAATCTCTAGAGTCATTTGCGTTAGTATCCATATAGATTATTTGTGTACCAACCCTACGATTACCATATATAACTGGTATCTTGCCACCAGCAGATGTTTTGTTACCAAGTATGTCTTGACCTTTTGCAAGCATATTTTTTGCCTGCATAAAACCTTTAACACCCATGACTGCTGTAAGAACTTTAGCTATTTTGACTGCTGTTTGCGCCCATTTAGTAGCTGCATACCATTCGCCAACTTTTTGAAAAAATGCAGCTATTGCTTCAAATGCCATTTACATTCCCCACCTAACATCTTCTTTAACCTGAGTAGCAAACTCCATACCCTTATCGTTACTACTAAATGCTTGTTGAGATTCATCTGAATAATGTCTACCTTTTGTTAAATTCCAGTTTGACCAATGACTAGCAACAGTCATACTAAGTACAGAATTATTAATATTTTCTTGTATAGATACATTTCTTATTTGACCTGTAAAATAATTTATAGCACCTACAATAGCTTCGTTAGTATCAAAGTAAGCTAAATATATTTCAACTTCTTTATCTGTAAATGCACCAGTTTGTACTAAAGACCTAACTTGATCTGTAATGTTAGAAAAACCTATATTTATTTCATCTACCTGTAATTGTCCTGTTTCAGCAGTTGGATCAACTGAAAGAAAAGAACCACCAGCTTCATAAGTATTAGAATCATAAACAACATTAGTATAATAATCAGTAAGCCTTATTGTGGATGATAAATTTAGTTCAACTAAAAAAGCTGTTTTAGTTGCTGTTGATGATACTTGTGTTTGTAAAGCAGTTGATAAACTTCTAGGCATTAGCTAATAACCTCTCTAACATCAAATGAAATAGTATATAAACCACTAGCATTTGTTGAATACATAATTTCATTGTTTTCAAGATATACAGTAAAACTTGGTTTATTTACAGTTACAGCTTCATTATCTGCTAGAGCAGCTACTAAATTTGGTGATATTAAAACAGTTAATGCACCTGATCCATCTGAATCAATATCACTCTGAACCATATAAACTTTTGAATGATTTGCAAACTTAATTAAATCACCAGCTTTTAAAGCACCAGTTGTACTTGCTGTAAAACCATCAAGTGCAATAGAACCATCAGCAGCAGAATGAACACCTGCTACTAAAATATCTGTTTCAGCTTTTGATGCACCTAAATTATCTAATGGTGCTGTAATAGTAAAATCTTCAAAAGAACCTTTTTGTTTTTGTAGAAATGCAAATATCTCCATAGCCTTTTCTTGTTGCATAGGTGGCATTTGTGCTGTAAATGAAAAGTATTGTGAACCAATTTGTCTGACTTGTTTTTTACCTGATAGTGTTTGATTTAATAGCGTTGGTCTATTATCTTGAAAGTTTAAAGCACTAAATAATGGATTTGTTGGGAAAGCACCTGACATTATACAACTCCCATCTTACCTTGATTGTTCATAGCATTATTTATAATGCTTGTTATCAAACCTTTTCTTGATGCTAACAACTGGTCAAAACCAGCAGCATCAACAGTAGATATATTAAAATTAACTGTAGCACCCATACCTTGTCCTTTTGTATGATCTATAATTGTTTCGTTAGGGTGTAGTATTGCTGGAAAGCCCCCTTTTCCGTCTACGCCACCTGCTCTAACACCCATGCCTGTATAACCACCACCATCAAAACTTTTACCTTCAAAAAATGATTCAAACTTACTTGTTATGGGTTTAATTAACATTTGCTGTATAGCAATTCTTAAAAGCTGTTCAACAACATAATCTGCAAATGCTTTAAATTCTAATTTACCATTTTTAAGACCATCAATTATAGAATCTTCAAATTTTTTCATAGAAGAAACAACTGTATTTTCTAAATTAGTTTTTACATCTCCAAGTTGTTGATTAAATCTTTCTAATGGTGATAGTAAATTTGTTAAACCTGATTGACCATTTTCTCCTAAAGTTGTTATTGCTTCTCCACCAGCTAAAATCTTTGTAATCATTTCATCAAGAGTAAGATTCATTTTTTCTGCTAAAGCTGTAAAAAATCCAATATCTTTTTCAGCTAAATCAGAAATTTCACCACCAACCTTCATCAATTCAATTTTTACATCGATAATCTCTTTTCCTAAATCATCGAATAATCCAAATAAAGATTGTCTTACTTCTAAAGTATGCTTTCTTGTTTTAAGCATAGCTTCTCTTATAGTTAAAAAACCACCCTGTACACTTACAGTAAATGCAGAAATAGAATCAAAAAAACCAGCTACAGCTAAGGAAAATTGTTGTAAACCTTGCAACAGACTTACAGCTATATTTTGTCCTAATGTTTGAAAACCACCTGAAGCTGCATTAGCTTTAGTTAGGTTATCACTAAGCTCTGTACTTATTGCTTGTAATGCTGGTACAAAAGCAGCAAAGACTTGATTTTTTACAGCACCAAGCTGTAAACCAATTACTGAAACAGAATCATTAAACTTTTCAACATTTCTTATAGTTTGTTCATCAAGAATTATACCTAAAGTTTTTGCTCTATCTATAAAACCATCAAGACCTTCTGATCCATTTCTAAATATTTCGCTGAATTGAATACCTGCTCTACCAAATAAATTCGCTAATACTGTTGCTCTCTCTGCTTCAGAGCCTAATTCACCTAATCCATCTGCTGTTTCTTTTAATATACCTTCAAAACTTTTTAGAGAGCCATCTGAATTTTTTATGTTTACTCCTAAGTCTTTAAATATATCAGCTTGTGTTTTAAGACCTCTACCTGCATCACCTATTGATCTTGCAAATTTTTCTAAACCTTTTTGTGTTTGTTCTACAGTAGTTCCTGATTCGATTGCAGCTAATTGAAAAGCCTGTAATGTTTCAGTAGCAATACCAGTTCTTGATGCAGTTTTGCCTAAAGTATCAATGTAATCAAATGATTTTTTTACTAATAAAGCTAAAGCACCAGCAGCAGCTACAGCAGCTAAACCAACACCACCAATTAACTTTGCAGCACCAACAGCAGCACCACCAACAGACTTTAAGCTACCTTTAACTTTATCAAAAGCAGCTTTAGTTTTATTTACAGCAGTTAATTCAAACTTTATTTTTTTATTTGCCATTTCTTTGCCTTTCTTCTACTAATTCAAAGTATGCTATCCATCCTTGATATTCATGGATGCTAATTTTTTGCAATTCTTCTAAAGTTTTGCCTAGTTTTTCAGCTAGTGCATATTGCGAATATAAATTAACATCCTCTATTAGTTTTTTTTAACATCCTCAATAGGTTCTTGCCCCATAATTTGAGTTGCTACTTTAACTAATATTTCTTGATCTACATTATTTAATAAAGAACCTTTATCATCTAATGTAAATAATTTATCTCCATTTTCATCAAGTGCTTTGTAGATAAGTACATAAGCCATCATTGTTAGATCATCATTCTTACTCATTTTATAGAGTTTAGAAGTTTCACTTAGCGTTAATGGCTTACTGTAAATTTCTAAAGGCTTATCTTCTTCACCCCACTCAGGCACTTTAATCACCTTTACATCTTGCTCTGCAAAATGCGTTTTAGCTCTCTCAATAGCTTTCATGATTAATAAGTTCCAGTAGTTAAACCACCAGTACCTTGAACTGTAATACTAGATTCAACCAATCCATCAAATGAAGATGTTATTGATTTGCCAGTTACAATAGCAGTACCAGTTAGCTTTACATCGCCACTTGTAGTTCCTTCAGGTGCAAAGTTTAATGTTACAGATGAACCAATAGATAATGCAGTTTGTCCATTAGTATCAGTTTCATCATAAATAACATCGACTGATCCACTAAAGTCTTTAATAGATGCTAAGTAAGTTTTTGAGCTATCTCCCATTGAAGTATCTTCAACAGTATCAATAGTTTCATCTATACTAAAACTTCTAATTTCAGCAATAGCGTTAGAGCCAACTTGTACAGTTCCTTCTTTTCCAAGATGTGTTGCCATAATTATTCCTCGTTATGTTTTGAAGAAGATTTAGGTTTATCTTTCGATGGGATTGCTTCTTCTTTCCAACCCTTTTCTTTTAAATACTCAACACTATCAGGGTGAGCATCTATAGAACTTTTGCCATTTGGACTAATCATTTTCATAATTGTACCTCGTTAAACTGCTACATCAGGTGCTGTTTCCTGAACATAGTAGTTGGTTAAAAATGTGAGAACAGCATAGCTTAATGGTTGTTCTCCCTCTGTATTATATTCTATACTTGTTGATTGTAAAAAACAGTCTTTTGCAAGACTATTTAATGTTGTATCAGCACTTATTGCTACCTCAACTTCCTTACATATCTTATCAACTTGGTCGTCAAAATTACTAGTTTGTTTTACATAAACTTCAACAATTAATTCTAATTCTCTACTCATTAACCTGTTTGTACTTATAACAATAGGCTCAGATGTTTCGTTTTTTGTATAAATAACTAATGCTGGTAAGTTTGTATTTTCTAAAGGATATATTCTTGTTTCAAATACATTACTACCAGTAGTAGTAAGACCAGTTAATACTGTTCCTGCTCTTTCTCTTATTTGTTGTCTAATATGATTTGCCATTATATTTCCTCTAACATCAATGCAGAAAAACCTGTTCGATCTGATTGAACATTAACAATAGTATAATTTTGTGCTGATTTTAAAGTATTACCATCAACATCCTTTATTGCAGATACATTTAGAGTATTACCAAAAGCAATATTTGGCACATCTATAGTTCTACAATATGCAATAGGTTTTAATGCTTCTACACCTGTTCCTTCTACTTGCTCTACATATTCATTATTAATAATTATGTTTATTGTGCTTGAAGAACCACCTACTGTATATGTAGCAGTAACACCATGACCAAAATTAATGTCTAGGTAAGCACTCATATCTTCTTCTGTTTCTAACCTATATTGCGACATTATTCTTTCTCCAAAATTACACTTACAAAACCTGTATTATCAGGTTCTATTGTTTT